AGGAACGGAAAGCACGCAAAATCAGCAAGAATGTTATTGCTGAACAAAATCGTATTGAAAAGATTGTTTCAGCTATGGAGTGCCTTGGTGAAGATATGACAATGGAAAATCTCAACAAGCACCTTGGCTTGGAAACCATAAAGCGTGCGCCGAGACCGAAAGCTATTATTAAGGTAAAGCAAGAAAAGAATCCGTTAAAAGAAAGTTTTCTTGACTTCATGCGTGATGAAATCATCAAGGAGCGTTCAAAAGAAAGCACCAAGCGACAAAAAATGGTGGCACTCGACGCATTGGAGCGTTGGGGCAAGATAAAGACATTCGAGGATTTGACACCGGCAAAGCTTCGTGAGTGGGACGAATGGTTACGCGCTGACGGAACTCGAAGCGATCCAGCCGTCCACAACTATCACAAGCGAACTAAGCCTTATGTTCGTTTGGCATACGAAAAAGGTATCATTGAAAAAGAACCTTATTCAATGTGCCATTTCCCACGAGGCAAGAGCAAGGAGCGTCGTCCACTAACCGAGAATGAATTGAAGCGACTCCGTGATGCAGAACTTCCCGAAAAGGAAGCTAAGGTGCGCGACTTGTTTATCTTCGCTGCTTATACCGGATTGGCTTTTTGCGATGTAATGGAGTTCAACTTCAAAACGATGACAGAGCAAAGTGGCGATATGTACTTCATAGACGGCTCACGATTGAAGACAGGTACGAACTTCTTCACACCGATATTGCCACCAGCCATGGATGTGCTAATAAGGTATGACTTCAAGCTACCGAAGATAAGCAACCAAAAAGCGAATGACTATCTTCATATAATAGAAAGTCGCTTGGGTATAAACAAGTCGATGACATTCCACGTAGCCCGACACTCATTTGCTACCCTCTCTCTCTCGCACGATGTGCCTATTGAAAAAGTAGCACGAATGTTGGGCCACACAGACATCAAGACTACGCAGATTTATGCGAAGATTTTGAAAACAACAGTCGAAAAGCACGCATTCAATCTATCGAACGCTATTCTATAATTAGGTAGAATGAGCCTTTCAGTAACTGCGACATTCCGTTTTCTGTGAATGTTGCAGTTATTTTTTCGCATAGGTATTTTCTTCCGTTGATGAAGAATACCGAGCGAGCATTGGGAATTGAGTCGGAGATAAACGAGAAATTGAACTTCTGCTTTGGATTGATTTTGAACTTGACACTGCCTTGCAATCGAAGAGTGCCATTAGCGATGTAGTGAGACCAATCTTCACGCACAACAAAATGGTCGATATTAGGACAAGGCAATTTGCCTACATTGCGATTGACTCCGTCCCAAAAAGCGAGATATATTCTGTCGAAATATTCCGATTTTTCTGTTTGTTCGCCATTTTGTAACCTTTGCATAGCCAAAGGCTGATAGATTTTAGACTCCGTATCTTCGCTATCATCGGGGCGAGTGCCTGAAGTAGAACTTTCCTCTTCATCATATCCCGGAATGTCAAGGAACAGACAATTTCCCTTTGTCGGTTCAGTTTCATCAATCCAAGCTGGAACGAAGTCCAATTCGATAGCGTCCTCGTTATTTTCGTCCACAATTTTGTCTCCGAACACATTTATAGGCTGAAGCACACAAATTCGGTCATAGATTTCACGACCGAGAGAGTTAGTGCCGGCATACTCATTGCGAATACAGCGAATAACGAAATAAGTGTTCACATCTTTAGCATAGAGAATGTTGTTTACATTCGTACCACGATGATAAGAGCGAACACGAGCATACTGCTTATTGGCATTGATAAGAGCAGTCAGTGTTTCATAGACTACGGGAGTAGCGTCACGCAAGAACCAAGGACACGAGTAGAACTTCCACATATTATGTTCACACTCCTTGTAGCGAACATTAGAAGCCTCTATGTAATTGCTTTCGTTAGTGTCCGATACTTCGGCCGTGTAGCTGTCAACTACCTTGTCTATCTTGATAGTTTCAGCATTGAGAAGAATGTTAGAGGTAAATGTAAACTTGATTGATTTGTTTCTGTGGTCGATGTCAAACTCGCCACCAAGGAACTGTTCAAGCTTCTCAAAGAACTCCGTAACGCTCCAATGAGGCAATGCACGAGCAAACTGATAAATATCCCACGCCCACGGAAGTGTGTTGCAAACAAGTAGGAAACGCAAATCTTGACGGCTATCCCATTGCGAAAGGTCGCAAGAGTAGCCTATTGCAGAGCATATACGCCTAACTATTGCTATAAGGTAAGGCTGATACGATAGGCCTTTGCAGTCAGCATGGTAGGTATATGCGTTATTTGCGTACACCACTTCATTTTGGATATTCCCTGAAGAGTTGTTCACCCATGGCAGAGAGACAGCCTCTTGCCCTGAACGAAGCCCTTGCCATTGCGAGATAGGATTACTTGGCAAAGATGTCATCGGGTAAGAGCCTAAATCAAGTTCGTTGATGTAGATTTCATCGAAAGTGTCGTCGAAATTCTGTTCCGAGCGACCTTCAAGAAATTGCGTTTTCACTTCCTTTTCGTTAATTTCTACAATCGTGATAGTACCGGCAGAATAGAAATTGATGTCAGAGATTTCGCAATCAAAGACAACCTTTGATTTGTCGATGTCGGTACGATTGATGTAGCCGAAGATAGCGATATTTTCGGGGCAACCACGCAAAGGAAAAGTAATGGAAAGCGTATAGCTGTCCGAACCTGTGAAAGAGCGATTTTCAGCCACGAACTCAAAGGAAGTACCTTTCTTTAATACAGCATCTTTGCCGTTGATAATGATTTTCATTTTCGTTTAGATTTAGGAGATTTGTTTCTAATAAGTTTGTCGTATTCGTCCTGAGCCTTTTTGATACCATTATCGCCTGTAATGGTGTTCACAGTAACAAAAGGTTCATCGAGCCTTTCAGCGAGACGCTTCATGATGTAGGTGTACTCACTATTCTGCTCCACAACGATAGTAGGTGCAGATTGAGCCACCAATTGAGGTGCGACAGCCCTTGACACATCCACAGAGCGAAGAGAGCCGATAGTGTTAGTTCTTTGAGCATAGTCCAGAGCGTTGATAAGAGGACGAGCCACCGGGTTAGCGAGCAATTTTTGCGAAGCTACCCATTCTCCGGCGTGAACCACGCCCACCTCTTCATCAACAGCACCTTTAGGAGTGAAACCACCCTTAGAATAACCTTGGGCTTCCGATGCCTGTTGTTGCTTTTTGATTGCAGCAATCTGCAACGCACCGGCTGCGACAGCCATAGCTGCCGCTATCGGAGCCATAACGAAACCGACAATAGGGATAGCAGCTGCCGAACCATAGGCACTGATAGCATTCTGAGCCGTTTGAGCGACTGCTTGAATGACTTGCATAGCAAACATTTTCTTGTTTGCCTCATTCTTAGCCTTGGCGATTTCCCTTTCCTTTTGCTTTTCGAGTTTAGCCACCTTATAGGTATTTCCCTCTGCTTGGGATATTTCCTTGTCGTAACGCTTTTCAATCGCAGCCGTTTGCATATCGAGTTCGGCTTGCACGATAGACGAAACTTGTGAGAATATCGCACTCATACCCGACACAACAGTGTCGAACGATTGCATAACAGCCTTGCCAGCGTCCGATTCGAGCCATTCAAGGAGTTCGGCATTGGCTACTTCAAGGGCATTGCGATTGTCTTCCACGGCAAGGAAACCATACTTCTTTTGCAAAGCGAGCTTCGCTTTTTGGTATGCTTCCTCAATGCGAAGTTTTTCTTCCGCATTCCCTTGCGTAGCCTTTAGTTCGGCTTCATAGACAATAGCGAGATTAGCAAGATCGTTCTCATAAGCGTTCTTGCGTTCCACAGCATTGTCGCCGAAATATTCCTTTTTCAGTTTCTCTTGGCTACGCTTGATTTCTTCCTCTTTCTTTTTGGTCTCTTGCTGTTTTTTGAGAGCTGCTTGATATTGGTAGTCAGCAAGAGCCTTTTCAGCGTCCATGCGTTCTTTTGTTCCCTCTTTGGTAAGAGTGACCAATTTAGCGAGGTGTTCTTCTTCAATACGAGCTACAGCCTCGTTGTAGGTATCAATCGAATATTGTCCGTCAATGAAGAACTGCTTCGCTTCAGCAAGTCGCTTGTTGTAGGCTTCCTTTTCAGCGTCAAGAGTCAAAGTAGTGTTAGCGTCATTTTGCTTCTTGACAGCCTCGTAGTATTGGGCTTGAATAGAGAGTCTTTCGTTTTCCGAAAGGTCGGTGTGAGCAAGTTGTTTATTGTAGAAGTCCACTTCGATTTCGTTCATTCGCTTGGTGTAGTCGATGTACGACTTTTCACCTTTAGCGTATGCGATACGATTAAGAGCCTCTTCACGCTCACGCCACTCCTTTTCAGCCTTAAAGCGGTCATCATTAGTGGTGTCGCCATTACCACCCTTGTAGCATACACAAGGGAGTTTGCCACATTTGGGGCATTTCTTAGTGGTAGGTGCATTC